TAAATCATTACCATTTTTCTTAATTGCTGGACCTCTCGCTCCACCAAGTCCAGGTGAAGTTCCAGTTCCATCAGATCCTGGACCAAACAATATGCTTCCACCATTACCGCCAGTCCCAGAATCTTCTCCACCTCCGCCTCCAGCTCCACCTCCACCTACAATAGATGCACGATTTAGTAATGTTATAGGATGAAACATTTCAATAGCTGGAAATCCTCTAGCACCATCTGTAGCTGGGTGAGTAGATGTAGCTCCAGAAGCAGCACCGACACCGCCGATACCACCAGAAAATATTCCTCCATCTCCACCATCATGAAGACCATCGTCGGAGCCACCACCTATACCAAAAGTTGACCCACCGCCACCTCCGCCACCAATACTACCATCACCAAGATCACCGCCGCCGTCCCCACCTTTTCCACCTCCACCGGCAATTGATGCAAGTGCTGTGTTACATGAAATCAATATTGTAGAATCTGGATGCCAAACGCCACCAGTAGTTATACCAGGTTCAGCAATTGGAGTTATATTAGTCTGAAGATTTACAACAACGTCAACGGCATTACTTGGATTGCCAGCCAACTCAAATATATTTATACCAGGAGAAGTAGGACCAGGTACTATAAGTTCTATGTAAGTTGGTATATCTGGACAAGGTATAGCAGTATTATCCCACAGTGTGAAAAATCGTCTATCAACTTCAGAGTTTGGACGATTTATTACAACTTCAAGATTTATACCATTAGGAGTTATTACAGCTTCAACACTTTCAATTGCCGTAGCAAATCCATCGTCTACCAACCATTGTAAAGCATCTCTAGCAGCTATAATTATTTCATTAAGTACAGTTATAGTTAGCCTAGATTGTTCAAAAAGCCAAATCTTAGAGCCTATTTCAAAATCTGGCGTACTTTCATTACCTATCCAACCACGCCTCAATCTAGATACTGCAACTTCAGATTCATTTGCTCTACGCTCGGCAAACAAACTAACTATAATAGCAGAATCAAAAAAGTCTACTGATAGAATATCGCCATCTACACCAATATCTAGATCAAATAAATCTCCAGATATTTGTTTTAGACAAGCATCAATTCCGACTGTCATCATTCACCCTTCAAGACACTTGTTGTATCAGTTCCAATTACTGCTGGAGTATCATTCGCTCCAGCATTAGGATGTGAGTGGCTATTAAATTTAGCAAGAAATGCCTCGTTGCAAAGAGATTCAACAGTGCCACCATCACTAGCTTTTATTAATGTCCCTAATAAATCAACCAAGGCATTACCATCAATTTCTACTGTGCCTAATGATTTCACCGTAGTTTTACCAACTGAATTTATTATCGCTGTACCAAATGCATCCAAATCAATATTGCCTTCAACATCAGCGGTCAGATTTCCTTCAACATCGACGAGCATATTTCCAACAACTCTGAAATTGACATCTTTCCGTGAATCTATATCTATGGTTCCATCCTTGAGGAAATGGATAAAAGATTTTGTCTCTGGGTGAAATATCAATACTTCACCCTCTTTCAATGGCGTCGGAAGCAAGTCGTCAATTCTATCCTGTGGGCTACCAGGCAACATAACTCTATTTTCAGGGTCAGCATCTACAGCAAACATTAAACACAAAGCATCCTTACCTGGATTAGCATGATAACCAAATGGATACCAAGCTATAGCATCTGCCGACTTGCCCATATATGTAACTTGATGTAGTGGAAATGATTGAGTATCTTTGCTAAACGCAGAGATAATTGACCATCTCACTAAAGCCTTAATCATATTAACTACGCCCATTATCTTTCCGGCGTTCTCAAAAGAGCAAGTACATCTTCAACATCTTCAGTGAGTCCAATGCCAAGCTGATCAATTTTATCAAGATCCTCAGCAATTTCAGCATCAATACTCAAAAGATATGAACCTTTATCAACCAAAGCTAACGTTGTTAATCTACCCTCAGTGCCTATATTAAATTCAACTGAACTAACCAACATACGTGAGTTAATGCCAGCGAATTCATCATTAACTTGAACCAATTCATTAACGGCCCAAATATTTCCGGTTTGATTGCGAAAGCCATGTACTGTTGCTGAATACATTTTGCCACGAGCCCTGCGGACATTAGCTTCCCATTTTGCTCTGTCTATAGGAGTTGATCCAGAATTTTCAGTAATGAGCACCAATTGTCTACCTTTGCGTATCTCCAGATCTGTAGATTGTCCATTCTGGGAAACTATTGTTTCATTACTAAATCTTCCAGCATCAACCATTGCTACAGGATTAAGTTGTGTGGACATTCTATAGACATTGTATCTACCAGTTGTATCATAACTCACTGAATATTTGAGCACGTTATTGTCATTACGCCCAATTAAATGTTGCAACGTAGCATCAACTTCTTCACTTTTTGATCTTGTTATCAACACGTTGCCATCTGCATTTGACGATAGCAATACCTGTCTTTTTCTAGCAAGAGTTTCAATGAAATCCCAAACGTCTTGTCCAGGCTCGGGAGATGCTAAATCTTCAGTTGTGACAAATGGCTTTGGCTCAAATTCTTGTACTACAGAAATTGTACTTCCAATATGTTTAATTGCTATTTCAATAATTCGTTTCAAAGTTGTTGGTGGTCTAATATCTTCTAGCGATCCAATGTTAGAATCAAGAATGTCACCAGTATTATCTCTACCAGTTATGCTAATAGAATGATCAGAAGAATCGCCATCAACATTTACAATTTCTATATGTCCAGTAATTATTTTTTCACCATCAACTTTTACTATACAAGCTTCACCACCACGAAATGGTAGTGCATTAGCTTTATCTGAAGTCATCGAAAATGAGAATGTATTTGTTAGAGCATCAAGCCTAACTGTAGCAGATCCTGCAAGAAAGCCAGCAAATTCAGTTCCATCAACTTCTAAAATCATGCTGTAAATATCCTGATATCACCTTGTTGCAACGCTGAGTCAAAAAATTCATTAAGCTCAGCTATTTCTTCACCCAGATCAGATTCACCATAATAAGCAAATGCTAGCAATCTAGTGGATGTTGGATTTGTTTGTACAGTTATTATTTGACTAGCAGTTAGTTTCTCTTCTTCAAAAAATTCTTGCGTAACAACTCTTAAATCAGTTAGAGCGTCAACAATATCAGGATCTACAACAGGATCAAGTGCCAATTTGTCAAATTGAATTTCAAGATTTGATTCAGCTTCATTGATTGATTCAACAGTTTCATATTCAACTTGTGAGGCATTTAAGTAACTAAAGCTCAATGCTTCTGATTGAACCACAGAATTCATAATATCATTATTACGTTTTCTTTCGATAGCAATTGCTGTCGTTTGTGGTAAATTGACATCATCGTCGCCAAAATCATATAGATTTTCAAATGCCATAAGAGTACCATCTGAAGTAGAATATAAACTACCAATACTACTCATTATAGCATTAACACTATCAGCTAAATCTGATGGCCTACTAACAAGACCAACAATATCAGCGTTAAAATTAGCTAGCAAATTAGTATGCTTATTATTTTCATTAGTTAATGTTGCTATTGGACTTGTTGCTTCATCTACTGCTTTAGAAAAATTTATTAGCTTATTTTTAGCAGCTTCAAAATTATTCGTTGCTGCCTCTGTGACTTCCCATGTTTCAGCAAGGGTGTCTCTTGCTAAACCAATCATTGTTTCATGTAATGTAGAAACTCTACCAATGACACGTTTATTTTCTACAGGTATACCGTCAGTATTTGATACTTCAAACGTGATAGATATTCTGCCATCACCCAGCCTTGAAATATCTTCTGATATACTAAATGTTCTACAGACTATATCATTAAGCCTGCCGTACCACGGATGAATTAGAACACCAGTGCCACCCTTCTCCAAAGCTGCAATCAATTCATTTCTAGCATTGAGATATGATATAATTATTTCGCCTGCATTATCACGACGAGCAGCTATCGTGCCACTCAGACTAAAAATTCTTTGTTTCAAACCTAAATCTTCAATTACTTGAAGATCAGAATCAATGAATTCCTTTTTAGCATCTTTTCTACCACCAGCTGTATCACTACTGCTAATAAAAAATACTGCATTTCTATATGATGCTTCATGTAATTCATCAATTCTCAAGATGGACCCTTCAAATTTGTACCAACTTCAAGATTCGGAGTATTGCCACTAGTTGTAGTTTTCATATTATCAATTGTACCACCTGGATCATTCATGTTCACTTCAACTGTAGCCTTGCTTGATTGAGTTATTTGTGCGTCCCCTCCAATTTCAGCGCTAAGTTCATCACCACCGAAGCCAAAAAATTTTGCAACTGCTTTGCCAAGTTTCTTTATATCATCCCACCACGCAAAGATAGCAATGCCAGCAGCGATAATCGCAGCCGCAATAGCAACTGGTACAGTAAATATAAAGCCAAAAATAACACCAAATGCTGCACCAATACCAGCAAGTACGGTCATCATAACTGCTAGTCCAATAATTAGAGGTGCCAAAACTGCTACAAAAAGCAATCCAAATGAGATCCATTTCTTTGTAGTATCAGACAAGGATTGGAACCACTGAATCAATCCTCTTATTTTTGCAGCTATAAATAGAAACGTTGGTGCTAAAGCATCACCAATAGTTATTCCTAAAGCTACCAAATTGCCTCTAAGCAATTCAGTCGATTTAGAAAATGTTTTCATTTGCTTATCAAATGCAGGATCCAATACATTTTCATTCATTGATTCAACAGTCTTGTTAATATTTTCAAGAGCATCACCTTCCAACGCTGCTACAGCAGTAAAGCCCTGAATATTTGGAATTGCCTTTATTAGCAAATCTTCATTCTTTTCTCTCAATTTATTTATCTGTGCAAGAGTTTTAGTAAATGGTTGCGCACTGAGAGCAGCGGCACCAAATGCAATACCTTCTGCTTCAAGAATTTTTTGTGATTCAACAGACGGTTTCAACAAAGCAGTAATGGCG